TCGCCAAGCGCCTTAATCTGCGCCGGTGTAGCGACATCCGGGTCTGTAGTATACTGGCCAGGGACGCCCTCGCCATTAACGTACGTCTTTGGTATTCCTCTAACCTTAGCCATTATTCAGCAGCTCCAAAATAGGAGAAAGCGACGTTCGCAGCAGCCTTCTCGGGATTCCTAATCGCGTAGCGGACAGCAATAGCAAGGGCCATTACGGCATCCTGCTCGATCTTCTTGTCGTCTAGTTTGTAAGCCAAGAGTTGCCTCCGTAGATCCTCCCAGATGCCCCCTCTTGGGAACTTGATCTGGCCCTTGTCGATGATTGTCTTTAGGTCGTTTAGTAGCTCTAGCTTCTTGGACTTCGTGCCGCCGAAATCGAAGTCCCTGAGTGGCTTGATGATCGAGAACTCGTCTCGGAACAACTTGCCACCCATTCCTGTGGAGTCAACTATTGTTGTACACTGAGCGTTAGAGCTATAGAGCAGATGCCCTTCGCGAACCATGTTGACGACCGCAGTGATCGTTTGCTTTCCCGACCTCTTCCTGGCCCGAACTCCTTGCATTGCAGCACGCTTTGTGATGTCGATTGTGAGCGCCCATGTTGCGTCGGACGAAATACCAGGGTCACAGCCCTGGACGTAACGGTGAGCCGACTTTGGCGCATCCTCGACCTCTAGTGTGCTATCAAAACAGGCTTCTATGCCTTGCGAAGAGAAGAATGCCTTCCTCGACTCTATGAAGTATCCGTCTACGTTCTGTGGTATCAGGTACTCTGCCTGCTGCCTAACGACCGCGTCGAAATCTTCCTGTCGTAGTCCGTATCCGATATTGTCCCTCGTGGACAACCGGAACGATATGAACTGGTCGTCCCTGGTCGGGTTCTCCGGGTTTCCCATCTCCCATAGATCCGAGTAGTCGTTGTAGCCTTCTGTTGGTGTTCCTATGAAGTGGAGTGGCCCTCCGGTAGACAGTCGGCGCAGGTTTAGAACTTCCTGGTAGATTGTTACCAAGTGCGGCTCGAAAGCTGCTTCGTCGAAGGAGATTCCCTGCATGTCCTTGCCCAGGAGTGCCTTCGCCTTGTCCTGAGTCGTTCGGAAGTGAATGCTGGCCCCGCCCATTATCGGGTTGAACTTTATCCATAGATATTCACCTCGGTACTTCTTCTCGAAGTCTGCGACCTTACCTAGATCCGATGTCAGTGAGCATCCACGGCCCTTCTGTGCAGGATGTACACCCTGCAAGATCATCGCTATCTCCCGATGAACCAGCTCTGCAGTCTCTTGCTGAATCCCGACGTGGTACCACTCGTACGGATCGTTGATCCAGCGCATCGCATCCGCCTGATCTCCCGCCTTGGGAGGTCTAACGCCGAGTTTGTAGATGGCATGATGAAGGCAGACAACCGCCATCGCGAGCGTTTTGCCGGCACGATTGCCAGCGGAAACGACAGTTGTGAGATACCGTGGCCGGAATCCGTCATCTGCTCGGTCAGCGCAGGCCTCCCACCATCTGACCTGTCCTGCGTTGCCTTCGATACCGAGCCAGCGAGAAGCAAAGAACTTGATGTCACTGCGACCGCGAGCCAAATCGAGAGCGGCTTGTCCTTGGACAGACTTCAAGATTCCTTCTTCTTCTTATTCTTAAGGCGCTCGCTCATCTTAGAGGCCTTCGCCTTCGCGTCTGCCTTGCTGCTAGCTCCCCACGCCTGAAGGCTGAGTAGGAGCCTGGTTGGCCGGCCCTTCTCATCGCGTTCAGGGCCAGGCATTCCGCCCATCCGTGCCAGGAATGAGGCACGACGCGGGTTGTCACCGCTCTTCACCGGAGCCTTTAGAGTGCCTCCGGTCTGCGCCTTGTAAGATGCTCGCCCCTTGGCATTGAGCCCGCCCTTTGGATTCTGGCCCGCCTTGCGCTGCCAGGCTGCTGTCTTAGCCATTCTTCACCTCGTTGTGGAAATACAATACTTGCGCGACCCTTGCGATCTTTCCACCTTTATCAGCAAGTCCGTTGATGAATGTCCCATCCGCCTCGTAGTGTCGATCTTTGTATCCGACACTTCTTGCGTACGATACCTTGGCGATGTAGTTGCCGGATGTCGAGCTTCCTAGTCTGAACTGTGGGGTTTCCGACTTACTCCAACCGCAGAAGACGACATCGTTGCCGGCCTCCGCCTCGGACATCATCACTTCGATGTAGGTCTTGTCGTATGAGTCGTCGTGGTTGAACCAGCCCGCGTAATCAGATGCCGCCAGGTCAAGCCCCTTGGCCCGCTTGTCGTGACCCCAGTCATTGAGGTTAGGCTCCGGGTGGAACCTGATCGCCGGATACGCTCTTTCAGCTTCAGAGAGGCTAATATTACTAGCCAGGACAATGATTTCATTAGGGACCCTGGTCTGGTCCAGAAGGGAGCTGATCGTACGTAGCATTGCCGCCTCGTCCGCATGAGCAGTTACAATTGCCGTGAACGTCGCCACTGATTCTCCTAATGATATCGCTGCTTGATATTCCCCTGGTATATGGGACGTATAGCATTTGGATTGATCGCTCTTCCAGCCATTTCTGGCTTATGCCGAGCTGACCTAGGAGTGAGTTGCCGGTCCAGTCATCTCCGTGAGCTATGTAGATCACCTTGACTCCGGTAAGAGAGTCGATGGTCTTTCCTGTGTCCTCGTCACCGATATTCACAACGACCTTGTCGACCCAGCGGCAGGCTTGTGCTGCAGACATCCGCTCAGCGATGTTCATGATTGGCTTTCTCTTGTAGCGCTCTGCGAACTCGTCAGAGTTCAGCGATACAATTACCCTGCCGTAGTCCCTGCACTTCCGCAAGAACTCTGCGTGTCCGTGGTGGAACATGTCGAATGTTCCGCCAACATACACCCATGTCATCATCCTGTAAGAAGTTCCGGCTCTACTGGAGTTGCAATTCCCTCAACCACAGTCGCACCGCCCAGTATTGAAGCCAGAGTCATTGCCAGATCCCTGTCCGCACCCTTCTCCTGGCGCCTGTCAAGGATTTCCTGGGCCCTGAGGCCCTCCGCTAGGCTAGGCACCAGCTCACCGCTTTCTACAGCGGAGAAAGTGTAGTCACGGACTAGAGATGCCAGGTCGGTACCTGCGGTTGGCTTCAGCGTATTCTTACGCTTTTCCATAACCTTGATCGCAGCGGCCTTAGCCTGCTCGAAGTCTGTTGTTAGGTGCTCCCTTCGGTGCTTTCCTAGTGTGATCCGGCTGACGTACTGGCCCTCGGACTCCAGCCACTTGCTGATCCTGGTATCAGGCATACCTTCGCGCATCCTCTTGCTGATCATGTCAGCGAATGGGCTACGGCATACGTGACAGCCGGTTAGGACCGGAGCCAGGTTGATGTTACTCACGCGCTCCTGCGCCAAAGGACTTGTCCTCTGGGTTCAGCCAGCGGATGATGACCGGAACAACAGCTGCGAGACCAGCGGAGATTACGGACTTCCATCCGTCTGTGTCAAAGTTGAATGCGCTGCCACCGAGTGCGATGAACTGCGCTAGGCACGCTGCCAGGAACGAGCGTCCCCACGACGCGAATACTGCCTGAGTTGACTTGCTCATTGTATCTCCTACTTCTTGATGATGACGCACCGACGATGCGGAGCCTCACCCTTGCTAGAGGCAATTGCCTTAAGTTCTTTTTCTGTGACGATGCAGGCATACCTCTCTGCCTTGAGACCTGAGAATGTTGGGTCAGCGAACTGGAACCCGAACTCCTTGTCCCAGACTGCTGCGGCCATATGGCCATAGGTTGCGCCAGCGTGCCGACCGACGAACCGCTTGTGCCACGCGCTAATCGCCTGCGGCGGGTAGAACCGAGCAGCCTGTACGTTAATGACGACCGCAGCGCCAGCCTTGAGGCTCTTGACCACATCGTCCCAGTCCCGCGCCCATCGACCATTGGCGCCGAGGACCTTGCAGGTCTTGATGATCTCGGAGAGGTCGGTGGCATTGTCTGCAACACCAGGCTTATCCTTGCGCCCTGTTGCCTTCTCTTTGGCTGCTACGCCCTCCCTAGCGGTGATCTCCTTGCTGAGAACCCACGAGGATGCTGCTGCGCACGAGGACGGTCCACAGTCATCAAGCACGCCGCCCTTTTCGACGAGTGGTAGTTGTGATCGGATCTTTAGCCTCATGCAGGCTCCTCTGGGAATGCGATCAAGAATGGGTCGGTAGCTCCTGTAATGTCTCGAAGTTCTTGTCGGTAATCCGCCCACTCTCGCTGCTTCTCTGCCGTTAGGGAAACATCTGGAAGTTGTGTCCAGTCACTTCTCAGAAGAAGTGAATTCCTTCTATCCCTAATCGATTCCCATTTTGAGGAAATTCTTTCTTGAATTTCTTCGGCTGATGCGTCGGACTCTATTATCAACCTGGTCCATACGCCGCCAACATTTTCAATCTCACCGTACGAATAGTTCTTCAGCGTGTTTCTGGAGACATTCTGATCAACGACGTTAACAACCCCAAACTCACGAAGCATATACTCTGGAATAATTGATGGAAATGACGTGTTCGGGTAATCAGCCTTAAGATCGCTAATTGTATATGGGTACTTTACTGCTTTGTTGTCTTCAATTTTTGCGTAAAACATATTATGAATTTACCCCAAGACCACAAGCATACATTGATGCAATCAAAGAAGCTCCATTATTTAGAACCATATTTTTTTTCATTGAACTGTGGAAATAGTTTATATCATCGGTAAATGCATATTTTATTACTGTGTAATGTCCGTTTACAAGAAATGACTTGTATTCAATTGTGTCTTTGTCGGAGAATCCCCACGTAAAACTTGTGATTTCTGATGTGCTTATTGCAGTAGCAATTGCAATGTAGTAAGGATATGCAGTGGTTGGGTTGCTATACTTGTAGTGGGAAAACGGATCATCTTCTGAAAGTGCAACAAGCCGTGCAGTTGCAGTGAATGGACGAATCCTTTCAGCGATGTTGGTGCTGTTAAAAATATCTTCTCTTTCGGATACACTGTTGAGGACACCAGATTCTGCTTCCGTTAATCCAGCAACTCCAGAATTCTTTTTTCTCAGTACAATAACGTGAGCAGATCCCCGCAGGGTCGTATCTGCGCCAGCGGTAATTAGAGGATATTTAGTTCCTAATCCAACTTGTGGTGACTGTGGATTACCGATAAGGTGGTGAATTGATGTCCTTGCCGCCAAATCGTCTGATCCCGCAACTGGTTTTATCTCAGCAAAAACGTACCTTAAATTTGTAGCACTTTGCTGTATGTTGGGGGATAGATCTTGGTTTATAGCTACTATGGTTTCGTCACTTTCGTGATCTTCTCCCCACGATGCTGGATTTTCAGAGGGCGTTGGATGTGTATTGGTGGCAACAATAATGTGCGAAATTATATCTCTACCAAATACATACTCTGTTGGGGGGTCAATAGTTATCGTAAGATCTCCAGTGGATACGTTACCGTCGTAAGAGTATCCAGCAACAAAGTCATATCCATATCGGCTAGAACTGTTAATGTTATTTAGTACGTTTGACATTGGTTATACAAAAGTACTATATGTGCCATAGTAAACGAGTCCGTCGTATGTGGTCAATACAACAAGACTTGCAACGTCTGATGCTGGAGCGCCTTGACCCGACCATACAATTTTAGAGTCCCAAGTAATCGATACAGCATCGGCAGTTGATCCTGGTACTACTCTAATAATAATCGTGTGCGCCTTTGCGTCAAGAAATCCAGATATCGCCTGAGATGGGGGACTACTTAGCGTCACCGTCCTGTCTCCCCTGCTTCCAATTAGGACGAGCGATCCAGAAAGCCATTCGTCTGTTCCTGATCCGCCAAATGCAGCGACTGTTTGGGTTGTCGCGCTAATATCTGCCCAAGCGATCATTGTAGTGAATCCAGTAGCGGAACTTGATTGCGAAGCAATATTCAGAAACCCAGATGGGGCAGTTACGCCCCCGATACTGTCGTCGTCAAGGAACCCGGCAACAACGCCAACTCTTCCAGTCGTAGAACTAGCAATTAGTGACGGAGGTGTTGGCATTCCTGATGCCCCTGAAGAAGATCTAATATTTTCCCAAGTTGATACACCCCTGAATACAAAAACTACGGCGGTAGATGCCGTCAATAGACCACTTACTGTACCTAGAGCGGTTTGATTATCAACAGTAAGTGTTCCAATAAATATGTACCCGTATGCTGTGCCAGACGCTCCACCAAGAACTTTTGTAAGTCCCGCTTCTGCTGATGAGTTTACTAAAGCAGCAGTTCCCCCGTCCGACCCGATTGCGACAACAACCGTGTCACCCTTGAGCATTCCAGTGGGACCAACCACTGATCCGCTAGTTGCCGCCCCGAAATCAATAGACCTGCTTGTCACAAATGTTGGATCGATTCTGGAACCAGCAGTAATTCCGTTAAAGAAAATACCGCTGGCAAGATTAATTGTGTATGTGTTAGTTGCCAGAGATACGCTTACTGGAGAGTATGCAATTGCAGATGGGAAGAATACGTCGTTAGAGTCATCAACGATAACGCTGCTTCCCTGTACGGTTGTACCGCCAGTCCCGTCGAATCGAGTAATAGAGTTATCGATGCTTGAAACTGGACCGTTAAATCCAGCAGCAGCGGTAGTAAACGATACGCCTCCAATACCGTTAGATGAAAGAACAAGGCCAGAAGATGCTGACCCGGAGGAAATGGCGGATGTCCCAACCGATCCAGCAGCAATCTTTGCCGCCACAACGGCATTGTCTGCAAGGGCTGAAGAGCCCACTGCGCCAGAGGCAATCTTGGATGCAACTACGGCGTTGTCTGCAATTCCGACCGATGTCAGAGCCTGTGCAACCCAACCAGAAGAGGTGCTGTTGTAGACGAGTGGGAGGGCGGTGCTAACTCCGTTGACGAATACATCGTGTAGCTCATCCAGCTCGTAGCCGTTCTGTACCTGGACAAGGATCTCGCCATTATTAACGTTAGATCGAGCGACAACACCAAGGTAAACGCTGTGGGATGGATCTGATGGAGGTGCGCCATAAACGCGGCTACCAGCAGTATCCCCAAGCCATACGGATTGCCCAGCAGTGGCTGCGCTTGTGTCAATTCCAGCAATGAGTCCACTCTCAATGACATACCCGAATGCGTTGTTGGCAAGGTCCTGAGCAAGAAGTCCAATTGTCTTAGAGGATGTCGCCTCTGTGGATGCCGAGGACAGCGAGATAGTCACATTTGTGCCGTCGGCACCGCTGACGTAGACCGCCTGACCCTTGGTCATTGTTGATCCGCTGGTGTTCTTTACATATGTTCTAATAACTTCCGCATTGGTTGCAGAGTTTGACGTAATTGCGGATTGGTCGATGCTGATCGTAATTGCCGTTGTCCCGGTTGCTGAGATTGGCGATGACCCTGCAACACCAGTTACGTAAGTACCGGCCGTCTGGTAGTTGGCGGTAAGGCTGATCGTAGCAGATGTTCCGCTTACGGCTGCGGAGATCGGAGATGTTCCGATGATATTAGTGATACCGGTGGCATCACCAGGTAGGGGCTCCCAGGCCACACCGCCTGCTCCGTTCGCAGTGAGGACGTATCCGTCGGATGCCGAGGTCGAGACGATAGAGATGTTCTTGCCGGCGCTGGTGGTAGTAGACGAAATCGGGAATGTTCCATCGAGCGTAGTTACGGAGACTGCGTTGGTAAGGGTTAGGAACTCGTTAGTGTCGATCCACTCCAGGGACGGCTCGGCACCACGCAGATCACCCTCGAATTCCTCGTAGAGCTGATCTGGGATCGAGAACACCGTTCCTGCCGGCCCCTTGATATCATAGCCATTCCAGTGAATGTTGATATCGCGGCCAACGAATCTAAACGTTGCCACTTACTTCTTGCTCCGGTTCTTTGACTTGGACATCACGCGGAGGTTAGACTTCCGGTTGTCCTTTGGGTTTCCGTTCTTGTGGTCGATGTCTTTACCGCGGATTTTATCTTCCCCGACAGAGGCCTTGACCTTGCGACGCGCCTTGTTGCGCGAAGATCGGTTTTCGACCTGCTCGGTCTTACCATGGTACGTATCGTACTCCTTACGGTAATCCCGCGGCTTATTCATTCAATACCTCAAGTTGGTGGGGGTAGGCCCAGCAGCGAGCCCACCCCCAGGAAGGGCTGGTCGTGGATCCAGCCTACATTGCCTTTCGTGCGGTGGTCGACTTCCTCTTCACTGGGGCCGGAGCCTTTGCGGCTGCCGATGCCCTAGCTGCAGGCTTTGCAGCGCCGCGTGGGGCTGCTGCCCTTGGTGCGGCTGCACGTGGTGCAGATCCTGCGGAGGAAGTTCTGGCAGGGGCTGCAGCTCTGGCTTTGGCAGCTCCTGCACGAAGTGATGCAGATCCAGCCCGAGCAACTGCTGAACCGCGCTGGGTTCCGCTCATTCGGGCAAGCTGTGCAGGACGCTGCAGTTTGGATCGACCAGATGAAATTCTGTTATAACTATCCATGCGCTCGCGCATGCTGTCGCCAGTAACGCCAGTCGCCAGAATTCGTGGGTCGCTAGGGTTGGTAACTGGACGCTTTGCACGCGCAATGCGGTTGACCGTCTCCATTCGCTCACGAGTGCTATCCCCTGCCACCATCTGCAGGCGAGGGTCGAGACCGGTCTTCACAGGGTTGAGGCTTGGGAGATTGACAAGTCCCTGGTTAAAAAGCTGTCCAATCGGGGTGTTGCTGTCCCACGGGGTTAGCGGATTCTTTGTGAAGTCTGGAACTGTTGGCGTAGTAGTGCCTCCAGGAGGGGTTGGCGCACCGCCGCCGCCACCGCCGCCGCCACCGCCGGAGCGTCCCTTAGAACGCACGCGTACGCCGCCGCCGCCACCGATTGATCCCTTGATCTGCCTGCGGCCTCGACCGGCCAGCTTGAATCCCTTTGGTGCCATCCTTGTATCCTCCATAGCCCGCGAAGCGGGCGAAATTTTGTTACTCCGATTTACCTGTACTTAGAAGTTTTATTGGCAATCTTGCTCGGCTGCTTGGA